TGTGGCCTTCCATTGCCTCATACCCTAGTACAGTTCTTGCTTCATTAACTGAGATAATTCCTGTATTAACAAGTGATGCAAAGTATTGTGATTGATCTCGTAGTTCTGGCTGTAACGCAGGAATATTAGTAACATCTTCGTTAATCTCAAAGCCAAAAAACCTTTCGAGTCCAAAGTTCATTTTCCTAACTATTGGTAGTATAGTCTCTAAATAGTATAAACGCATATTCGGACGAATATTTGCATTATTACCTGAGTCTAACAGAATAGGTGGTACGCCAAGAGCTTTTAAAATGATCTTTTCATTCTCAGCAATAGCTGATTGGAAATCCATTTCCTTAAAGTTTACGTTTGAAATCTTATCAACTTCGATACCGCCATCAAGGATGAGAGGTCTGCGACCACCTGCATCTGGCTTGTATCGTGCTTGCCAGGATAACAACATACGCTCTTTGATTTTCTCAGAGAGGGTGTTGGGGGACTTCAGTACTAAACCAGGAACAGCTCCATTTTTAAAGAAGTTATCTTGGAATTTACGCATTGACATCATCAATTGAATAGTACGAAGCGCTGGGCTAAGTCTTGGTACACCTCTATAGATTGAATAGAAGGAGTTTTCTTTGATATGAATTATTTCATTCGGATAATAATCTACACGCTCTTTGTAGGTATACTTTTCTACATAAGTAGTATCGCTAGAGTGTATAAACATATCGGAGGCAGGTAAGTGATATAAGTGCGCTCCATCAAAGTAAATAAAGATATTTCCATCCAGTAACATATCGATAATAAGATTACGACGAAAGGTGTTAATATCCTGAAAAGGGTTAGGCTCTTTGTTAAGTAAAAGCTCAACTCGTGAACGTTTAATATTCTTAATAACCCCGCCCATACCTTTAAGAGGTGCACCTACAGCAGTAGGAATTTCGGCAGTATCGTCTACGATCATATTCACGGCACGATTTACGATTTCTAATTCTTCGTAAGCGCGCTCATAGTTATAGATAGGCTCACGAGACGCCTCTATTTTGTGATCAAATAAAGGCTGTGCCGGATTCAGCTTCTCCTCGGTATCATCGAGCTTCTTCTGAAATATATTATTATACCATGCCATGTTTTTCTCGTTGAATCTCGACCCATCTCATCTGCTTTTTAGCAGTTCCGAGTCCGGGATCTCTACCGTAGACTGAGTGCAACCGTAAGTGGTGCGCGTGACAGATTGTGACTGTATGATCGTACAACTCTGCCCAGTGTTCTTCTATGAAGTCATCCCGAAAAGTCATTACATCTTCAGGAACTACTTTCTTCTTCTTTACCCATTGGTGCAGTAAAGGACTTAAACTATAAAAATGGTGAAAATCCAAATCATCGCACTCTCCGCAAATGTAACACTCAGTGCCTTTATCATAATTAGATTTTGCTTTATCTCTTATATATTTTACGAGGTCTCTTTTCAAATCCATTTTTCAATACCAGAATTATATCGTGTGGCAGGTGTCTTGTCAAATACTATTTTTGAGTAGGTGTCTTTAGAACCCGCTGTTACTTGTTTCAAATGAATAGAGTGCATATCGAATTGCATCTGCCATATGCGATGCTCTATTATGTTTGGGCTTTTCTTTAGCTAGGTTGGGGTTTGGGTCCCATTGATACTGATCTAGCGCTGCGATACTGTGTTCACAGGTCTGATTTACAAGCAGCTTATTATTATCAACAATAGCAGCAACGTGAGCAATACCGTCCAGTACAGACTTCTTAGCGTTAACTGTCGACAAGTCATAATTCTGTGCAAAGTCGAACCTGGTTTGCTGTGCCGCAGAATCAATGAATATATAGTCAATATCCCATTTGTCAACCAATGCACTAATTTCTTTAGCGTGTTGTTCAGTAGTTTTCTCATTATCTAAGTACTCATCCAGAAGGAAGTATTCCTCTGAATCCCAGTCATATCCTATAACACAAAATGCAGTAGGGTCTCTATAACCAACGTCTAGCCCTGCAAATACATCCATGCGTCTAGTGTCTAGTTCTTCGCAGTTTATAACACATTTCTCATAGTCAAATTTCCAAATCTGGCCTTCGTATGTGTTAAAGTCTGCTTCATATTCTTGTCGGAATTCAGCATCCGACATACTCTTTCGAGCTTCCGCAATGTCACTTTCAGACATTCGGGGATTATCTTTATAAGTTGCTCTGATGGATGCCCACTCTGGGAATTCCGAATCAAAGCCTCGATCAAAGAACTCAGCAAACCAATTGTTGCGACCCCGTGGGGTCGATATAAAAATTGCCTTTGAGTTTTCTTTATCGAGTGTTGGCCGGAGTGCGACGTTAAAAGCATCTCTGCCGTCTGCTAACGCTGCTTCGTCGAATATAATTAAGTCGTAACTCCGACCCACACAAGAATCTACCATGTTTACCGATCCCATACGGATCGTTGAGCCATTGGTCAGCTCGATTACTTTATCTTTTGCATTATCTTTCGCTACTTCTAAATCAAAGTGCTTAATCAAGTTTCTTTGTAAATCAAAAGAGATCTGAGACAACGAATAGTTGGGGGACATTATTAAAATGTTAGAACCGGGAACAAGGGAGACGAGTTGCCCTATAATGTTTGCGATATACGTCTTACCCTGTCTCCGGGATACCGCCGCACAAACGAAGCGGTATTTAGGGTTGTTAATCGCATTTATAATTGCCTTTTGAGAAGGCAATGGTGTAACGCCGAGTAGATCCAAATACGGGTCTACTGGTAGCTTGAGAAAACGTGTCTCAGATCTTAACTCTAAAATTTCATCATCTCGTATATCGAGTCGACTTATTTGAACGGCCATATTATTATATCTTATCTAGTATTATATCAAAAGAAGCAGTAGCTGAAAAGTTATTTCCAGTAGTCAGCGCTCGAAAATCAATATCCGTCTTTTGGATAAGTTTTAAAGGAACTGTGTAATCTTGTGAGATTGTGGTTTGGTACAAGTTTACGTCTGACTTTACATTAAATGTTGAGACCCCGTAATGATTATAACGCACGTAGATTCTAAAATTAGAGTCTCCGCCCTTTCCGACCCCTGCTGTGTACTTACATAAATATCCATTATATCCTGAAGGAATAGTATATATTGACGCAAGAGTCTGGGCAACACCTGCAGCGATATGAGCTACTACAGTTCCCGCTCCTGATACGGTACGAGCTGTAATAGTACCAACGTTTTGGGCAGTGTGATCATAAATCATACGATAGATACGCTTAAAGGGTACGTTTGTAGGTACTGCCGTTTGTCCGGTCATAGTTACTGTATCAGTCTGCAACTCCCAGTTATTATCTAGTCCGAATATTTCAATTGTATCAAGATCGGAAGCACTAGTACTAACAATGTATAAGGTTTGCGCGTCTCCATCTAAAGCAGCCCAAGGGTACATACCGCCTTGAGTCCAGATAGTTTGGTTGCCTGCGGTCAAGTTAGGGTTTGAACCAAACTTGTGTTCAAACGTATAATCACGCTCGGCTGCACGAGCAATATCTAATCCATATCTTCCGATCATTGTAGTTCTCTACACCAACTTCATTAAGTTGGCCAGGCCTTTTATCACAAGACCTTTCATAGCGACATCTACTGCCGCATCTTCAATTTCAACTACTCGCTGTACATCTTCAAGGAGTTCTTTTGCTTCTTCTTTAGTCATTGAGTTGTCTTTAAGACGTTCCTCAATTTCTGCCAACAATCCCATAGTATCTTCAAGCGTCATTAGTATCTTCCCATTATTGCCGTAGTAATTGCTTTACTTTGCTTTTCTAAAATAGTCTTTTTTATATTACAGTATGATGTTGACATAGAATCTTGTTTAATGGCCATAAGGTCTGAAGTTTCTTTCATTGTCACAACCATTTTATGGATGTCTTTAGACTTTTTACTTTCAGTATACAAGTGTAGCTTGTCTACGCTAGTCTTAATTCCATCAACATAGGGTATCGAGCAATCCAGCATAGAGACTTCGTGTCTCACTTCGACCCCGAGTAGAGACTCGTTGTCATCATAAAAACTAGTATCTAACAAACTACAACTTGCTACTAGAAATACAGTACTTAAAAGAATTACTTTTTTCATTTTTTACCAAATGCCTGTGTGCCAAAAAAGGCAGCAACTAGAGCAGCAACAGAAACAAAGTATGTTGGTGCCATATCACCTAATATTTTACTTGCTCCGTCTAAGCCAACAGCATCTGCAAGTACTACTGCAAATGGGTACAGTAACATACCTGCTAGAGCGAACCAAGTCATATTGCGTTGAGCGTCTCGCATTGCGTCTAAATCCTCAAGTTCTTTTCGTTTAAACTCAAGGTACATCGCCTCTTCTTCTTTTGTAACATGCCCATCACCATTAGTGTCAGCGGGGTGGAATCCTTCTTTCTTCAGCTCTTCTTCCATTACCATTTAACCTTGTCGGCCCAATAAGCTGCACTCATTTTGCCCCTTGCAATGTTTTTTGCGTGACGAGCTTTAAAGCTACGTCTCTTTGCTTTCATTGCTGCAGACTCGCCTGCTTTAGGCTTACCTGCTGTTTTAGCTCCCTTCTGTCCGAATCGAATAGTCTTCACTTTTGAACCAACTTTCGCCACTACAATGTGAGACTTCTTTTTATGTCCGGGGGTGCGTTTAGGCTTATTGAAACCTGAAACCCCAGCGCGTTTTAGTCTTGGGTCTCTTTTTTTAGCTACCTTCTTCTTCGTTGTCTTCTTCGCCATCGAGAATCTCCTCTACTGGAGGAATCCAGCCCCATGCTTTTTTAGCATCGTTTTCAGAGTCAAATTTATGTAGCTTATTCTCGGCATCACGGAAACACCATTTACCACGCTTTTCGAAAATCATCGTTTTCTCCTATTCTTGGCAGTTCTCTGCACTTTCTTTGGGAGTTTTTTCTTTTTCTTTTTATAACCACTTGCATAAGCGGCCTGTGCTTGTTTTGCTGCACCTTTGCGGGTTTTAAATACTTTTCCCGAACTTCCCCATTTATACCCACCTTTTACTTTTCGTATTGGCATATCTATATCTCTACAGCTTTGTGGCTAGGGTTACAATTATCCCGGCTAAAAATAGTATGAGAGCGCCAGAGACTGCCATCATACGCGATTCAAGACGAAGAAGTGCATTATCAAGTTTTCCAAGACGGTCGAACGTAGTTTTCCATCGTTCTTCGCATTGTACTTCATGTTGATAAAGCTCTCTTTCGATATCGTTAATTTTCGACTGTTCCATTATGTAGTAGTTTCTCCATGAGCTTGCCGTAATTACCTTGGCCGAATGGAAGAGCTTCGTTTATCTGGACATTAGTCTGATTACGTATGCTAGTCGCATTCTGCGCTTTTTCAAGATCGGCCATTGCCTTTATCTCGTCCATACGCATTTTGTGTGCCATCATCATAAGATCGGCAAGATCCTTTGAAGAGTATATGCCGCTTTCTTCGGCCTCTTCGAGCTTGCTTTGGATCATAGTGTCTAGCACTGAAGCAATATTGTTTTTATTACGGTATCCCATGTCTAAGTATACTGTATCAATATACTTTTTTACCTCACGGGTGTTTAGACATTCTACTACTCTATTCTCAGCTACTCCCATGAAATCACAGACAGCCCGAATATTACCATATTGCAGATAACAATTCGCGACTTCGAGTCCTTCCGGAGAGATTGTAGTTATTTCTTTTGCCATGATTGAAATTATAGTCCATGCAGGTTTCAAAGTCAAGCGTTATTTTTCTAAGGTATCGACTTACTTTAATTATCAGCTAGTGGATTATCTAGTACTAGTTGTATCTTTGTGTTTAGTCTATCCTCTAACGAGTTAATTTTAATAGTAGTATCGGTTTGAAGACTCTCTCTTTTTACATCGAACCTTTCAGAAGCTTTGTCAATCATATCCTTAACCTTATCTTCCATATCACGGTTTGAATCTTCAATGCGATCTACGTTCTTTTCCATTCGATTAAAATCGTCTCGTAAATCATTTTTAATACTACGGGAATAGTCTATGGCCTCATCAAGTTTAGTTTCTATAACGTCATTTCTTGCAGCAATTGCATCTGTATCAATATTCTGAATAACTTCTTTCATATCCATATAGTCTTTGTAGAATTCGAAAACTCCCCACGTTGCTCCACCTAAAGTGGATAGCGCAGTTACAAGAACCATCATCTTGCCGCCTTTAAACGTTACTCCTCCAAACTCCATTTCTGCCATTATTTTTCACCATTGTTCTCAAACTGGAGCGCTCTTAAATTATTAAGTTCCGCTTTTAGTTTTTGTACTTCGAGTCTCTTTTTCTCCAGCTCTAGCTTATAGAGAGTATTACAGTTAATTCTTTCTTTTGGTGCACCAATCGGAATAGTGATTCGTGCATACACTCCAACATCTCTCGTGTTTCCAGGCATTGTCATATCAGTGCCGATGTTCGTGATCATTGGGTTTGTGTCAATTACACCCACTACTCCAAATTCTACATTTGTAGAAGACCCGATTGCCATCGAGCAATCTAGGTTATCTGCTCTAAACCTATCAGACTGATAACTCTGTGGAGAACTAGGCATGGCCAGGTTCAGCGAGTTCGAGTCTGCAAAGGCTGCAGGAGTTATGAGTAGTAATATTAGTAGTAATCTCATTTACTTTATCTTTGAACATATACGGGATGATATAACAGGCACCTGTTTATACTCTTTTAAAATCTTTGAACGGGAACAAATATATACAGCGCGACTCTTATCGTTAGCACGAATATAAATGTCTATAAACTTTCGACTAAGGTAATCTACCTTAAATAACTTTTCAGACGTTGCAAAGTCAACAGGATTCCAGTCTGCATCATATACTCCGACAGAGTAGTAGGATACGTCCTTTCTGCTATTAAAAAGCATCATCTGAGTAGTAAGTACTCCCATCGTATGCGACTGTTTCATCTTCGGATAAGTAGGAGTAAACTGGTGGGCACTTGCGTACCCACTCAAAAGCAGAAAAGAAAGAATTAAAGCGCGATACACTCTGCCTCCACTACGGAATTGTACTCTCCCGCAGGGAAAGATTTATCATAACCGTAGTTAGCTTCTGATTCAATCTTAAACCAAGTTGACCCAGCAAAATCTAAGTCATATTCAGTTACGTTATTAAACTCGCGTTTAGCTGCATCGTAGCCAGACATCTGTGTGTCTGTTACTTCGTTTACAGTTACTACGCCAGTCCAGTTTACTACGTCAGAAAGAGACGGAGAAGACGAGAACTGCTCGGGGTAGCTAATAACAGCTTTATAGTAGGCTGCAGAAAGTACGTCAAAGCGAACAATAGGCTCTACACCACCGTTTACGGGGTCAGTTGACAGCAAAGACGGGCTTGGGTTTCCATAGATTCCCGGAGTTTCCATTGTAATTACACATTTTGAGTCTACAGTACCATAGATCGGTGCATTTTCAGCAGCCAATACAGGTGAGCAGAAGGCTAATGCAAGTGCTAGTTTTTTCATTTTAATATTTCCTCTGCCGAAGCAGCCTGATACTGTAATTGTACCATTTCTTGATGTTTCAATTGTTGAGCTAGCCCATTCCTAAGGCCGTTTTTATTCTCTGGAAGATTGTCAGATGTATACCGTATGGTTTCATTGTACGTTCCTCCAGGTATATCAGTTCTATATGAGCTTGGCAGAACTGACATTGCAAAAAGTAGTTGAGATTGTGCTAAAGCGAGTGCAGCAAGCTCTGTACTGTTCACGCCTCCTAGTATAGTTTCAAGTGTTTCCAACCGCTCTTCTAAAGAAAGGTCTTCAGAAGAATCTTCCTCAACAACAGTGGTCGTTTCTAAAGCAAGTAACACATCCGAGTCTTTCAAAGGATCCCAGGCTGAAACAGGTTCAGGAGGAGTAAACGGTAACACATAGTTCGGACAGCCAGGCGTGGGGTCAAAACAACTATCCGCCTTGTAAGTATATACGACACGTGCATTTGATACGGTTCCAATGCCTGATGTCGAGATTGATCCACGTCCAAACGCTGACCCAGGAATCGAAACGGGTATTACACGGTAAATGCTATTTCCTGCGACCCCGCTCCAGTCGTCGGTAGATCGAAAAGCATACCCGTCTCCGGAAGAATGTAAGTTCTCTACGGAAACAAGCAAAGGGTCTACAGCTTCTTTCGTTACTGTATATCGGTAGATCACATTGTCTACTACAGAACCTCCCGGTAGTGACATATCCCAGGCATTTCCGGTATAAGCGGAAGACCCGAAGATTGTGTCAGAGTAGGAGCAAGAGGAGTAGGCTAGCAATGCTACCAGTGGCAATAGTTTTCTTCGTTCCATCTGACATCTCAACTTTTTCTTCGCCTTCATCCACAGAAGGCACATCCGTAGAAGTCTCCCAAGCTGCACGAGCTTCAGGGCCGATCATACCATTATAAGGGCAAGGTGTTCCAGCCATCATCATTGCATCGAATACGCGTTTATCCTGACACATTACGCTGACTGCGGCGACTTTCATACCCATATCATAAAGTGTTTTTGCGTTTTTCAGCTTCTCGCAATTCATATCGCGAACGGTACCACCAGCGGAGATACCAAGTATTTGGGTTTGCACTGCACCCGCTACGCCTACGGTACACAAGTCAGAATTTGATATATTCATCGTTGGTAAAATTGCAGACGGGGGTGGAGACTTTACCGTTGTTACAGCTTCGGATTTACTCGTTACCGTACTGTCGGACGTACTGTCGGTAACGATAGTATCCTGTCCGTGCACCACTAGTGGAAAGCAAAGCAGTGCAAATATTAAAGGTAGTTTTCTCATAATTTAAAATTCTCCATGTACGGCTATTATAGTATGTTCAGGAAATTTTGTCAAGAATTTTTTTCAAGTTGGTGATAGGGGGTGCTGGTTTGTGCGAGTCTTTTTTTGGTTTTGGAAATATATGAAAGTTGTACGTGGAGGAGAGACACGGCGGGTATTAACACCTTTTTTGGGTTTTGAAAATATGTGAAAGTTGTACGTGGAGAGGAGCCGCGGCGGGGCGGCGGATGTCAAGTCTTTTAACCCCCCCTGTCCAAGATTATTTTATTATATGCAACCCCGCTTTATATTCTTTTTTATTCTAAAAAATAAATAAAAAAATGCTTGTGCATCTCGTTTATTTTGATATAATACTCGCATACCAAGGGGGATTGGCTCTCTTGGGAAAAACAAAAAAGGTAATATACTATGTCATACACTCCTG